TGAGGCACAGCAAACCGTTTATTTTTGCCTGTTCGACTAAATACCGCTCTATCGACTTTTCCGATACGTCGGCATGGTGGGTTAAATTTTCGATACTCCGTTTATACATTGCTATGCTGTTTTGCCCTCACTCACGCGCACACACGCACGCGGAACGTTTCGGGATTATGTTATACTTACTTTTTTTCTGTTTTTTACTATAAATACATTACTTTACTAATTAGCCATATATTTAAGTTACCATAGTTACCATATTACCTAACCGCCTTATTTTATCGGCTTTTTCGTGGTAACTAAACGTGGTAACTAAGTCTTTTTGCTCGGTTGCCAGTTACCATGTTTCCGTTATCTCATTTTCTTGGTAACTAAGTTTGCGTCGGGTGGTAACTAAGTTTGCGTTACCAAAAACTATATGTCGCCCTCATCTTCTACGTCGTCTTTTAGAGGTCGAGCAAAACTCTTTTGCCGTCCGTATAGTTTTTCCATGTAGCGCACGCCGCTACGCCGCTCCCAGCCCATTTCATCTAACAGGTGGCAGACTCGGCGCGATAAATACTTATATTCTTTATCCGACATTTCGCGCCCCATCTTCTCGCAGATAAATTCAGCGGCGCAAACACGGTCACGGCGCGATACTCCTACCTCGTCGAGGGGGTCGGGGTTCTTGATATAGGCACGGCGGCGGTTTAACTCCCAGCTATCCCAATCGGGCGGTAACTTCATATCCAAAAACACGGTGAGCATATCGCGCAGGGGGTCGTCGTTGTCGTCGTTGTATTGGCTCTGTCGCTGGCGTGCCTCGGCTTCCAAATCGCCCGGCAAATATAGTTTTTCGCCCTGCCTCCAATACTCGACAGCCTCGGCCCATAACTGGTTTCGGTCGCGCATGAGCGCGTCAGCAAAGTCGGGGTATTTGCGCAGTTCCGGGTTTACAGCGATAACCCAAAAGCGGCGGTTTCCTGTGTCGCCTTTGAGAAAATACGCCTCATTAGTCGTACCGCAAAACACGCACTGGCGCGGATGCTTTTCTACTACCGTACCATACGCGGCGCGGTAAATATCATCGCGGCGGCTTATGTAGTTCTTTACCTGCTCCACGTCGCTGCGCTTGATACTCGACAGTTCGGCCAGTTCTATGACCCAGCCGCACCGTAGCTGCTCCATGCCGCTTTTACCCTCGGTGGTGGCGAGGCTGTCGTTAAACCAGTCGCCGCCCATAATGCTAAATAGCGTTGATTTACCGATACCCTCGTCACCGGCTATGATTAGGCAATAATCATACTTGCAACCGGGCTGCATGATACGTGCCACGGCAGCGGTGAAATGCTTCCGTGTCATAGCCCTATTTAGCGGTGTATCTTCGGCACCGATATAGTCGATAATCAGACGCTCTAACCTCGGTGTACCGTCCCACACCAAACCGTTTAGATAATCTCTAATTGGGTGTATGCGGTGCCGGGTTAATACTGCGTCCTTAGCGTCCTTGATTTTGTCTGTGCCGGTGATTTCGTAGCGTTCATCTAAGTATATACGTAGATTAGCATCATCGCGGTTGCCCCATTGTGTAGCCTTTCTATCCCACGTCAAACCACCTTTAACCATGTCGAAGCCGCTAAAAAGGTCATGCCACAAATGCCCTGCCAGTGCCGGGTCATTCTCCAGTATGCAGATAATGTTTTTCGCCGTGCTTTTGATAGTGCCTTTGCGGTCGCGTTCAAGTTCGGCCATCCAGTCGGTATTAGGCGCGTCGCCGCTTTCCTCGCTCTCGGTGTCGATGTCGGCAAAGTCGCTATCTATGTCGGCTAACCTCTCCTGGGTGAGCAAAACACGCACGGCTTTATCAGCCGCCGCAAAATCCTGCATTCTGGTATAAGATGGCAGCCGTGTAACGTCGGTTACTCGGCTACCCTCGTCCTGCACTCCATACAGATGTATGCGCACTAAATCAAAGGCGTTACACAGCCGCATACTTGCCGGGTCGGTTTCGTGGTGCGAAAATGCAAATTTGCCCTCATAGGTGACACAGCCACCGGCGACACTTCCGGCGCGGTAGGTATATCGGCCGTCGGTGCCGGTCTTTTCGTACACGTCCGACAAAAACTTTTCTATGGCTTCCTCGATAGTGTACGCACGGCAAAACGCGCCGATTAGTCCGGGCTTCTCGGTAGGGTCGCCAGCCTTGCGGATTTCGTGCGCCAGTACGTCGCCCTCACGGCTCGACATAGGCCACTCGCTAACGTCCTGCGGGTTTCGATAGGTCGCCAGCACTTCGTCAACGTCAAAGGCCGGCCCGTCTTGGTAGTCGAAAATATACTCGCCATCGCGGCTGGTGCTGGGCCAGTAGAATAGGCGCGGCAGCTGGTAGGTCGTATGGTCGAAAAGTTCGATACCTATACGCGCAGTCCAGTAGCGGCAAACCGGCTCATACTCAGCCGGTGTTATCTGTCTGTTAGCCGGAAGTACCAAACGCAAACGCGGCTTTTCGGGCGTGTGCTTGTGGGTGCTGTATATCATCGCGGCGCAGTCGAAATTTAGGGTAAAGTCATCCCAAACGTCAGCTGTGCCATAGTCTATATCGAGCGTTACCAGCGTGCGGTATAGCACATTTGCGGTTTTGCGTGTGCCGTTGGATAGATAGCCACCGACAAAACCGCCCACGTCCTTAATGCCGCTTTGTTCCTCGCGGCTCATGCGCAGATATTCGCGCATTGTTTCGCTGGTGCGCTTGGTATCGGCGCACTTGGCTAAAATGTCGCTCCACTTCCACAGTTTGTTACGCCATTTTTTCGATAGTCGGCTGTGGGCTGTGGCTATGTCTAAATCAAAGTCAAATTTTAATTTATCCATTAGTCACGCCCCCCCCCAGTGCGGTACGGAAATAACCGGCGTTTGCTTCGTCGGTTATTATCTCGATTTCGCGCACGCCGACATTAGGTTTTTTAATGCGCAGCTCACACGTCGGGGTGTCCTCGGCTTCCATGAGCGCAAACACGCCGGGTATTTCGGTGCGTGGTATTCTAAAACGTAATGTGGTTGTCGCCATAGTTATTACTGTTTAAAGCGGTCGGGCAAAAATGAAAATATATGTTTGATAACCTCAATAGTCCAGCCGTTACCCAGCATCTTGTATTGCTGTGTTTCCGACACTACCCATTTGTACCAGTCCGGCACAGTTTGTAAGCGTGCGCACTCGGTAGGGGTCAACCGTCGTATGCGAGTATGTCCCCCCCCAGCCTCGGTTAATACTTTCAGCGTTCGGCCTCCTGTACCCTGCATAAGTGCCGGGGTTTTTCCGTCGGGATGGTAAACCCTGTTTTGTTGGTATGGCTGGGTGTTGTGGCTCTCTTTACTGGGGTTAACTTGTATAATTTCGTTTTGCACGGTTGCTTTGGTATTTTCTAAAATCAAATTATCTTTGGTTACAGTAGTCAAACAGTTAGTTTTACCCATTACCGGGCATGGCTCTAAATGCTGCTCTATACCTCCGTCCGGGGCGATGTTCCGTCCCCTCGATGCTACGCAGATATGTTCTTTTTCATTCTCCATTTTCTAAGATATAGGGTCGGGTGCCAAATCCATCATAACCGTTACTATAGGTAGCCGTTATGCACGGTACTTTACCGCTGCTATTGAATTTTAAGCCGCCGCCATTTTTGAGGTATGGGTTAACTATTGTCTGACTATTACCAAATCGCGCGTGTATTTGCCTCCGGCAGTTAGGGTGCTGCATTTCCCCCCTCGTGGAATTTAGCGCGGAAGCCGTTACCGGCGGCTGCGTTTCTTTCGTTATAGCCTAATAGGGTCTGCACGGTTTCATCTTTCAGATAGTATTTTTCGGGTACGCTATCCTCTGTAATGTCTTTTAGGTATAGTTCCCTATCGTCGGGCTGGGGTATGTCGGCGTATATAGTCGTATCGAATAATGTACCACCGTGTCGGGTGCGAATGTTAGTCCAGTAGATGCGTTTTCGTGTTTGCGCAGATACCAGCGCACTATTTATGTGTACGCCTACTACTCCGATGGCATCCGATAAAACCTTTTCCCATTTTTTACCCATTTCCACATTTTCAAGTAAAAATAGGATATTAGGGTTAGTTTCGCGCAGCTCGTTAAGTATGCGCATATATTCCCAAAATAGGTAACTTTGCCCCTCAAACTGCACCCCGGCGTTTTTAAGTTCTAAGTACCTCGACAGGGTGTATATTTCTACCTTTTCGGTGGTACTCATCCCGGCGCGCTTACCAGCAAAGCTAAAAGACTGGCACGGTGAGCCGCCTATTAGCATATCTACATGACCTAATGCGCGGCCGTCTATGTTACGCACGTCGCCCAGTTGGATAGTATCGGGGAAATTTGCCATAGTGTTTTGTATGGCAAATTTATCTACTTCACTGGCATAATATTTTGTTACCGGTATGCCTAACTCTTGCAGGGCTATACGTCCGCAGCTCATACCGTCAAATAGGCTTAGTACGATCATAATGTATTGTCAATGTAGTTAAGAATATCCGTTAATGTTTCTACTTTACGTTCCCATTTCATTAGTGCGGTAGTTTGGCGATCTGTGCCGTACCCGTCCATCGTTAGGTCTTTATAGTGTTCCACCATTTTTAAGGCGTGGTTATATTCACGCTTAACCAACGGCAAAACGATTTCAGCCTCTTTGACGGTCATAGCGTACAGGGTAGTATCATACGCGCAGTTTGGTATGGGTTGCTTTATTATCTCCATGCGGTATTTATTTTATGCAGTTCTTTTACTTGTGGGTAGATACCCCAAAACGGAAAAGATTTTCCGATAACGGTTATTTGGTAGAGGCTATCGGCTTGTATCGCTTGGGCGTATTCCGGATGCGCAAAAAGGCCGTCTATGCCGATATGATAGGTGCCGTGGTCGGTAGTGAGCAAATAATACACGTCGGTATTAAATCCGTCCTTATCGCCGTGTGTTTTGGTGATCTTCTCCACGCCGTAGGCCGTCGCCGTAATTGTATGCTCGTCGGAAAAGCGTAGCCAGCAAATAGCACCTATCAGTAGTGCCAGCATTATAAGTGCGCTAATTATTCGTGCCATAGGGTTAGACTTTTTCGGTTAATGCTTGGTGTACTTCCTCGGCGCAGTTCTTAATGTATGGGCGCGTATCGCCGTCGGAATAATCGCACGTTTCAGCCCGCACCGTTACCCATATACCCAGTATCTTAACCTGTACTTTTACGGCGTAGTCGAAGCCTATGCGCCCGGAATTAAATACACTTTCCTTAATCCGGGTTTTAAGGCGCAGGTGCTTTACGATTTCTTTCATACGGCGGCGGTTAGTATGTTTGTATATTTCCATTTTATCGGATCGGTGTTAATTGCCCGGCTTGCGCCGGGCAAAGTGTAAAGAATAAAGTTTAACGGTTGAAATTAAATGCTGAAACCGGGCGCACTCTGCCCTTGTCGCTGGCCTTAGTGTGCCATGCGTCGAGGCCGCCGTCGTTGAGGTTCAGATTCCATGCGGTCGCCGCGCTGCCCTCTGTAGAAGTCCAGTACCATTTGCCGGGTATCTCTTGGCCGCCGACGTGACGCAGGGCCGCGTTAATCTCTTTGCGGTAGGTATAGATCAAATACATTTCGCCGACGCTGGGTATATACTCGCCGTCTTTGAGATTGATAGCCGGATTAAGGCCGATTTCGCGCAGGTGGTCGGTGTTAGCCTTTCCGTTCCAGTCGGCTACCGCGTCGATATATTCGGGTATATAGCCGTCGTAGGCGGTGGTGTCCCCATTGGTGGTTAGTGTTATGTCCTTACCTCCGGCCGCGTCGGTGAGTGCTACCACTACGGCGCGGTCGCCCTGCTTTACACCGATACCGATAACCGGGTTATCGCAGTCGAGTATTAGGTTAGTACCGGTGAACTTGTCGGCGCGGCCGTCTTTGGTGACGATATACACGCCGTCGGCCGGGGTGAGGTCTAACGCTACGGCGGTAGGTTCCGGGGCGGTGTCCTCGCCGTACTCCAGTGCTAACAGGATGTCGGCGTATTGCTTGATTTTGCGCAAATCCTGTGCGCCGTCTTTATCGCGGAAGCGAGTTATTAACTTCACGATATTGCCCTGCTCAAAATCGAGCTTATTAGCGTGTATGTACTCGATGGGCTGGATGGGGTATTTGGCGTAGTGGTCGCCGCCTACCTGTGTCTGTAAAACTTTTGGCTTGTTTGCTTCCATTGTAAACAAATGTTAAATTATTTTCAAATTTTCGATTTAAGCGCGTTTCGGGGTTCGGGTGATACTTTTACTATGTTTGTTATCTCTGTGCGCGTATGGGGCTTTATTTGCGTTTTGTGGGGTTTCTTAATCTTTGAGGTAGTACGGCGTGCTGTACCCGGCACCTTTTAGGGGCAAATCGCGGCACCAGTCTATCGGCTCGCTAAATAATGCCTCTACATCGGTCAGCGGTCGGTCTATCGGGGTTTCGGCTATAATCTCGTCATGCACATGAAACACGATGGGTAAATTTTCACGTCGGGCGCGAAGCATTACGGCACCCAAAATATCGCGTGCGACAGCTTGTACTATATTCTCAGTTAGTTTACCGCCGTATGTCCGGGTAACTTCCCATTTTTTCGTAATTTGGTTCATGCCCTCATACTCTATAATTTCGTGGTCGCCTCGCCAGCTGTCGTTATATTCCATGCTGACCCGGGCGCGTGGGTAGCATATCGTGCGGCCTGACGGCAGAGTAATAAGTAGCATACCCCAGCGGAAGCCGACAGTAATACCCCGGTGTATAGTTACGGTATTGCCGGTTTTGATAGCGGTAATAGCCGCCTTTTCAATAACCGCCCATAGCCTTACGATGTTGGGGTTAGCCTCGCGCCACTGGCGTATAGTCTGCTTTTCCTCATACTCGGTTAGCCCCATCTTAGAGCCGCCCATTGCTTCCAGTGCCGACACGCCGCCGCCGTAGCCTAACGCCAGTACGGATATTTTACCCTTTTGGCGTAGATGGCTGTTAACGCCGTGCTTCTCAACAGGCACACCAAACATACGCGATGCGGTAGCACAATATATGTCGCCGCCCTCGCGGAATACGTCCAGCACCCAATTTTCCCCGGCTATCCATGCGATTACGCGGGCCTCGATAGCTGAAAAGTCGCAGACGTGGAATATGTGACCGGGCGCGGCGACAAATGCGGTGCGTATTAACTCGCTTAATACCTGTGTGACGTTGGCGTAGTTCATTTCAAACTCTTCCAAATCTCCGGCTTTTACAAGTGTCCGGGCATAGTCCAAATCGGCTAAATGATTTTGCGGTAGGTTCTGCACCTGCACCAGCCTACCGGCCCAGCGGCCGGTACGCGCCGCGCCGCAAAATTGTAATAGTCCGTGTATGCGTCCGTCGTCACACACGCATGTTTGCATAGCCTCATACTTTTTGTTAGAGGTCTTAGCCATTTCGCGGCGCAGTGCCATAACCCGGCGTGCTTTCGGCCAGTAGGTTAATGCGTCCTCGATTTCGTCGATGTTCTTTTTGTTGATACTGGCAAAGGCTAACCCGGTTGTGCGCTTCAAATACTCTTTTATCTGCGCCGCGCTGTTAGGGTTTTCCATGCCGGTTATCTGCTGCGCCTCTTTCAGTAGTTTGGCTTTATATTCAATGTCGAAGCGTGCGGCAGCGTCCACCAGTTCGCGGTCGATAAGTACGCCACGGTCGTTAATCTCTTGGTCGGCTATATAGAGCTGTTCGTCAAATTCGGCTGGTTCAAGGCGGCGCACTTTGGCTAATAACGCCTGTTCTACCTCCACGTCGCGTATGCAATACTTTTTGAACGTGCCCCAGCGGTCGGGCGCGGCACTCGGCAGATGCCGCACACCATTGCGCCCCGGCATAGAGAAAAAGCGTATAAGCGTCTTGCCCTCGGTCATTTTGCCGTCAGCCAGTTTAAGCACCTCGCCGCACTGACCCAGTGACAGTGGTAAACCCATTCGGGCGGCGCGTACCATCGTACATTTCCACTGCGCCGGGTCAAACGGTCGGCTAAGTCCGAAATGCTTACTAAGGCAGATGCGTTCAAATGCAGCGTTCCACGCGGTTTTAATTACGTCCGGGTCTGCCAGCGCGTTCAGTATTTCGTCGGGCAATTCCTCACCCTGCGCAAAGTCCACGCACGACACCGGGCCGTTATCCACGCTGTACGCAAATAGCAATACCGCAAAGTCCGGGGCCTCGACGTACTTATACACACCGCATTTAGACAAATCGCGGCTGCTATACGTTTCTATGTCTATGCCTAACTCGCGCATTACTTTTCGCCTTTGATATTCTTTAATAGTTGGTCGGTAGCCTCGTTAGAGGTGTAAGCCATTGCGTCAAGCGCGTCGTATGCCAGGGCGATAGGCAGGGCGGCAGTGCGGAATATGATAGCCAGTGTGCTGCATACGATTGCGCCGATTATGTATATTATCTTTTTTGCTTTCATTGTTTGAACTGTTTTAGATATCCCCCCCGGCATTAAGCCGGTAGGGGTATTTTGTTAGTGATTGGCTTGATTTATAAATCTTCGTCGTCCTCAGTGTCGATGTCGGCAAAGTCGCTTTCGGCGCTTACCCGGCCGCCCAGCTTTTCGTCGTCCTTAAACTTCATAATGTTGTTGAGGCCGCACGCTACGCCGCGATTTCCGTTTGTATCGTAGGGGTAGAAAGTGACCGACACGATGGCCCAAACGCCGCTGTAGATTTCTTCCTCGTCAACGATGGGCGATTTATCGCGGTTGACGATGCCGGGGCGTGAGTTGCTTTTGGCGTTGACGTATAGCATGCCGGCATATACTTCGTCGTCTTTGTCGTCGCCGTCGCGTAGCGGCATATCCAGTTTTTTGGGTTCTTTGCCGCCCCATTTCGACACGATGCCGGAAGCCTTAGCCGCTTCGATAGCTTTTTTGATTGCTGCGATAGTTTCCTTTTCAGTAGCAGGGATAAGTACGTTAGTCATGTACTTGGCGTTCTTGTCGTCGCCGTCGGGGTTGTATTTGCTAAATACATAGGTGTAGCTCAGTCGGCAGGGGCCGAAAACTACTTTGTTCTCTGTTACTTTTGGTGTAATCATACTGTAATTAATTAAATTGGTTATTATACGTCGATGTCGCTAAAATCGTCAGTTGCGGCGTTGTACGCCGGGCGTTTGTCGTCGGCTGTGGTTAGTGTCGGTTTGCCCTGTGGCTTGGTGATGTAGTCAGCGCAGATAGCGGCTAACCGCTTTTTGCCTACCAACTTTTCAAGGTCGCCGATACCGCACAATACGGCTGGTTTCATGTACTCGCTTTCGTCGTAACCCTCTTTGGAAAGTAGGGCGATAACGGCTTTGTCGTCGGTAATTTTGCGATTACTGCGCCCCTCGACTAACTTGTAGCCGGGATAGGTCACGCCGGCTAACGCCTGTTGTAGTGCGTAATCCTCCATACTCGACACCCACGATTTAATGATAGCCAGCCACGGCAGGATGTCGGCGGCCATTTTATTAGGGGTGAGTAATCCGGGGTCCGGGTTGTCATGGGCGACGGCGGTACACTTTTCTGCCAGTGCTTTGCATCCGCATTTCACTTTGCAGAATTGGCACCACTCGCCGGGGTTCTGTGCGCCTTTGCCGCTAAATGCTTCTACGGCTTTGGGGCGTAGTTCCTCGTCGGCCCATTTCAGTAGGTCAGTAACTGACATTTCAAACTCGCTTAAATTGCCGATGCGCGGCTGTACGATGGTCATGCGTACGCGGTCTATGCGATACTCAAAACTGTGTTTGAGGTATGCCCCCAGTGCGTATATTTTCATCTGCTCGTTATCGACAGCCGACACGCGCACGCCTTTGCCGTACTTAAAATCGATTACTTCCATTAAGCCGTCGGCGATAATGGTAGCGTCCGACGTGCCAAAGGCTTCCGGCACATATTCGGAGAAATCTAACCGGGTTTCGATAAGTAGCTGCGCGTCCTTTGTCACAGTCCGGGCGGCGTTGAACTTTTCCAGCACGATAGTTTTGTATGTGTCGGTGTACTCGTCCATTTCGCCGGTATGGTACTGGGCGTTTAACTGCGCTATCTCCTTTTCTTCGCCGGCGGTGTCAAGCCCCATAAACGATTTCAACTTTTTTGCGCAGTATGCGTGCGCTAACGTACCCTCTTGGGCGTAGCTGCTATCATTGTCGGGTGCGGTAGCCTCCAGCCGTGGGGCGGCGGTGCAATTCATCCACCTATGAGCCGCCGACGGCGATAATAATGCGTGTTGTCCGGGCATAACTTAGTTATTTAGTACGGTGCTGGGGGGGGGCGATAAATCCTTTTTCGTCGATTATGAGCGCGTCGCACTCAGCGATAAATGCCGCCCTCATTTCGGCAGGTAGCGCACTGGGTTTGTCTGCGCCCAGTACGGCGGCTATCTGCTTAAATATTCCTGTTAACTGCCTGTGATACTTTTTGTACGCCTCGCTGTCGGTGTTTTCTTTGTAGTCCTCACCCTCAAACCGCTGGCGTGTGCGGTGCATACAGGCGCGTATGTCCTCCTCGGTCAGCTCCTTTTCGGGCTGCTGTGCCGGAACTTCAGCAAACGGTTTAGGCTCGTCGGCGGCCTGCTGTGCTTCGGGTTCGGGTACTTCCTCGGCGGCTATCACCGGGGCGACGGTTTCGGGCGCGTCCGCTTTGGCACGTCGAGTGCGTCGGGGTTTTTCACTCTCGGCCGGTTGCTCCGGGGCTGGAGCATCAGATACCGAAAGCTGCACCGGGGTAACCGGGTGGCTTTGCAGTAGAGCGGTTAGGAAAGTCGCCAGCTGCGGCGTTACACCTATCTGCACGTTAATGTTTAAGTCGAAATTCATATAGTAAACTTTTATAAAGTTGGTTTCCTTGTCATGCAGTACGCTTGCGCTGTGGCGGTGAGGTCGGCGGCGGTCGCTACCGGGTTGGTCGTTAACCATTCCTCTAACTCGGTGCGCTTGAAAAAGCAATTTTTGCCATTTGGCTTATAATGCGGTATCGCTTTCGCCGCCGTCAGTTTGTAGAGGTAACTTTTTTTAAGCCCTGTGTACTGGGCTACTTCCTCTAACGTCAAAATTTCCTTTTGCGCAAATAACACGTTTTGCCCTATGGCTAAAGCCAGTTTGTCTAAATCTTCCTGTGTCATGGCTGGGCGTTTTTAGTTAGTGTCAGTCGGTTGTTAGCGTAGTCCGATACAGCACTGAATCTGCAGCGGAGTGAATTTTGCAGACGGTAGGCTATCGCCTTACCGCTGTTTATCGCGTCCGCGTCTGGCAGCTCAAATGTGACGGTTTGCCCTATCTCCATTTTGCGCAGTGCTTCGCTTGTTACTTTTTTCTTTTCCATATTGCGTTAAATTTCGATGTCGATAAACTCTAATAGGTTGTTCGTAATCATGCTATTTACTTGTAGCTGGGCGGCTCTCACGCCGTTTTCCTGCATCCATCTTTTTGCACGGTTTACGGCTGTCTGCTTGTTTGAGCCGTCGGGGATTAACACGCCTAAATCCTCGTAGTTTTTATCCATTAGGGCAAACCAGTAGCGTTTCATAAGCGTGATGTTTCAGCGGGGGTAAAAAGTAACTATCAGTCGCCCGGCCTGGCCTTTGAACTGGGGCGCGTGGTTGAGGCTCTTTAATGCTTTCTTTGCGTAATGCTCGGCGTGCAGTTCGCCCACCATTTCGCAAAACTTGGTGAAGCCTACCACAATGCGTTTGCGCTCCTGCGGAAAGGTTAGGCGTATGAGGTAGTCGCGGTTGATTTTCTTGCGCAAATCCTCGACGTTTTCGATAGTGTACTGTTTAGCCATTTGTTATTTTGTTTGTTATTCTTTTGGCGGAAAAGAAAAACTGTCGTAAATTTGCAGTTGGAAATTTGAGGTTAGGCAAATTGTCTGACAACCTTTCTTATGTCCGTTTGTTTGTTATTTCGACGGCAAAGTTAAGGGTAATACCATGTAATTTCCAAATTATATCGTGTAATTTAAGAGTATTTAACATTTATTACCCTATGAATGATGCCGGAATTATATCACGGTTGGAGCAATATTTAGAAATAGATGGCTCTACCACAAATAGTTTTGCCAATCAAATTGGCATAGACCCCGGCAATTTGCGTAAAATGCTTGCCGGAAAACAACGGATAACCGACAAGACGCTGCGGAAAATAGCCGATGCGCATAACTTAAATTTTGAGTGGCTAAAGTATGGTGAGGGCGAAATGTATGCAGCAAATGAGCCTACGCCAGAAATAAGCTATACCGACGGTGTGCCATATTTCGATGTTGATTTCAAATTGGGCTTTGACGAAATGGATATACCCAGTAATACAAACCCGGAATACCTTATTCGGATGCCGGGTTATGAAAAGGCTACGCTATGGTGTAACGCTTCGGGCCACTCTATGGAGCCGGAAATAAACAATGGCGACATATTAGCGTTGCAGCGCATAGATGATTTTTCGTTTCTGCCATTCGGCGACATATACGGCATTATTACTACCAACGGTATGCGCACTATCAAAAGGCTGGGCCGTAGTGTAAAAGACGGATATTACAGGCTCATTCCGACAAACAAAGATTACGATGAACAGGAAATACCCATTAAGGCTATTTCAGTTGTGTATCGCGTCATGGGCGCAATGAAAGCGTTTTGATTATGAAAAAGGCATTTTTTATAATTGCGCTGTGCGTTTGCGCTCTCTTGTCAAAAGCGCAAACGCCCTCCGACAGCATAGGTGTTTATGCGGTCAATGCCGATGGAATAACCCCGATGGAACTAATCAATTATAAAAATACCAAGATTAGCAAAGGGTTTATGTCGGCAAAAGCAAAGTTAGAATTTGACGGCGTAACCTCGCCAAACCATTTTAAGGGCACCGCAAAGTTTCGCATTTATTTCGGTCAGCCCTCGCCCAATGATATGGTTAGACTTTATATGTTTATGCCTAATTATTCCATAAAGGATTTTGGGGTAGGTCAATTTGATGTCAAAAAGAAAAACCGCCTACTAACTACAGCTAACATGTCGGTATTTAGTGGCGGTAATGCCGGAGCAAAGCAATCCGAAAATTTAATCTATGATGTTGTCCAGATACGTTCCGGCGTTTATGAAGTAACAGTTACAGGCAATCCGGGCGAGTATTGCATTATGCACACGTTTAGGGGCAGTGCTGGGTATGGCGGTGTCTTCGATTTCACGATAGAGTAATTTACAGATTCAGTTCGGGCAAACTGTTTATGGCGGCTTCTTTGAGGCTATCCACGGCACGTGTGTACTTCTCGGTTTGTGATAGGCCGCTATGTCCTAACAGGCTTGCCACGGTCTTTATATTCGCGCCGTTGTTAAGGATATTAACGGCGAATGAATGCCGGGCACAGTGCCACGTTATATGCTTGTCTATCCCGGCCCGTTTAGTCCAGTGGCGCAATGCTTTTAGGCACATCGTATGTGATGGTAGTGTAAATATAAGCTCGTCGCGATTGCCTTTGCCTATTAGTGTTAATAATCCATCGTTTAGCGGTATCACTACGCCGCTGGCGCTACTGCGCCCCTTTGTCTTGGCTTGCTCAAACTGTAATAGTCGGTTGGAGTAATCAACATTGGCAAATGTAAGGTCTTTTACATCACACCAGCGCAGACCACAATACAGGCAGAATATAAACGCCCGACGTATTTCTGGGTTCTCGCCATCATAATGTGTGGAAATAAGCTGCTGTATTTCGTCGATGCCTAATACGTCCTTTTTTAATGCGCCATTGTCAATTTTAATTACAACGTTTGTACAAGGATTCTTGCGGATAACGTCGGCCTCAACTGCAGCTTTAATAATTTTCTTAAAACGTCCATAAAGCGTATGTGGGCCGTCTCCCCTAAATCTTTTTTGCAAGTAATCGACAAAACCCTCGATTATTTGCCTATTCAATTGCTGCGGCTTGATTTTTAGCCCGTGTGTGCGCTTAGCTTTTTCCTTTGCCGCCTTTTCGCGTTGCTCCTTAGTCCAGTCGGGTTTTGGCGTAAATGTGTCGTCGGGGTCTATAAGGTAATCGACAAAACAGTTATAGGCACGTTTGATATGGCGTTTGTCGGCTTTCGTGTAAGCCTCATAATACGCCCACATCCACGTCAAAAAATTTATGTCCTTATCCTTTTTTAGACGGTAGCCCTCGGCGCGCTCTAACAGTTCCTGCCCTCGCTCAAACCGTATGCGCTTGGCTATCTCTAATGTTTCCTTGTTCTGCTGTCGCTCCAGTGGTGTACGCGGTGCTTGCCATAGATATAGCCCCAGTATTTCGTTTTTACGCTCGTTCTTTTGGTAGGTGGTGCCGTTCTTGCTGGTTACTTCCACCTTGCCAAAATAAAACTCCAAATAGAGGCTGTCGCGCCCATCGGATAGAGCGCGGCCCATTAACTTCGGATTGTCACCGCTGCTGCCCTCGATTAAGTAGGTGTTATCGGCGCGGTAGTTCTTTTTAGCCATTATTGTTTATTTTGTTTTCCTTTGTTTGCAAAGTTACAAAATATCCCCTATTCACAAAGCACTGACAAAGCACTTTTCAACAAAACAAAGTCTAATTATAGAAACCAAACGAAAATGCCGCACCGCTAAACATCTAATCAACAGTAGCTTTAATTTCCCTTATTTTCCTTTATTTTCTGGGTTGTATGCCCTTCATGCGCACAATTAACCCCTTTTAACTCATTGAGTTTTAAGGGGTTTATTATTTTCACAAAGCACTAACAAAGCACTTTTAGCGCATAGATACGAAACGCGCCTAACCTCTTGGTCGGGCGCGCCCACATATTTACTTATTACGGATTGCTCAAAACTTTCTTTTTAGGTATAGGAAAAGTAACCACATTAGCGCGGCGATACACACGCCTAACCCGATACGCGCAAACATGGTGTCGTACCATTTTTGCGCCGGGGTCTTTTCCTCAGTCTGCTTTATCTGCTTGGCTTGGTAGGCTCGCTCGCCGTTAAGCTGCTCACTATGCCCGGCGGTTTCCTCGGTCTTTTGGCTAACGCCTTTGTTCTGCGCGATACTGCCTTTATGCTGTCCTTTGACATTCTTAACGCCGTCAAAGGTGATGTTACCGACTCTGTCGATACTCACTTTGCCGCCACCCTCGACAAACTCGATAACGCCGCCACCCTCATAGGCTACACGGTTTTTTGTGGTATCGGTGTTGGTCTGCTTCCTTCCGGCGGTGTCGGCTACGGTCTTGGTAGTATCGACATACGACTGGGCGGCGTTGAGGTCGGAAGCGGCAACGGCTTTGTGGGTCTTGCATGAATAGAGGCACCCGGCCACGCCCACGGCGGCTATCAGTAGTAAACGCTTCATGGCTGGAAAGTGATAGCGTTAAGCCGACGTAGCCAGCCGCGTTTATACTTGTTGTTCGTCGGGCGGTTGATGCAAATGCGGTCGATATACGCTTTACG